TGATTTATCTGTAAATAATTTATACATGTATATTCTCCACTGTTAATCCTATTCCTAATACTTCTTCTATTACTAATTCACAATCTTCTACTGATACTTCAATATCATCATGAATTGTTTTTTGGCCAGAATAAGTTTCTATTCCTTTTACTTTACATATTAGCCTAATAAAACGCTTTTTCTTCTCTGGGTCAAGTTGTTTTACAGCGGCTACAATTCCAGCTCCGCCGGCAGCAACAACTTCTTCGACTAACTCAACTTCATCCCATTTATATGGATTATCATTCCATTTAAAGTCAGCGCCTTCCCATTTTATTTTAATATTTGCCATTACCTTTTATATAAATATACTAGTCAGTGATATCCTTTTATTAATAACCTATTTAATATAAATATCGACCAGCTCATATATAGCCAAAAAAAGACCCTCCGAAGAGGGCCTTTAATATATAAAAGTACTATTTAATATTTAACTATTAAATTTGGTTCAATCCATGAACTAATACTTTACCATAAAATTCTGGTCTTACCATTTTCTTAGCATAACGAGTCATAACACCTTTTCTTGGAGTGAAGTTGTTAGGATCATATACTAATGGAGTCATAATAAGTGGAATATATGGAGAATAAACAGCTCCTGTTTCAAGGAATTGTGAACCTCTATATCCCATCAATATAGCATTTTCAGTCATATAAGGATTCTTGTAAACTTGGAATCTATTATTAATAGCTCCAACTTTTTGAACACCCATTGCAAACTGTGCTTTATCACCATCTGTATCTGCAGCATATCCTGGAATTGATTCTAAGACAGTTGCGATAGTTGGAGAACAAACTAGGAAGTTTGCACCTCCTCTCAATGTTAATTGATGAATTTTATTACTAACTTTTTGTACTTGTGTACCTAAAGTTTGGAACCATGTTCCTTGGTTATAAGCTTGACCTGCAGTTGCTTCATCTTTAAATGATGTTGAACCAGCGTCATATTTATATCCAACTCTTGCTGACCAATAAGCAGTCGTTTGAGCATTGTTCATTAACATGTCTAAGATTTCTAAATCAATTTCTTGCGAAACATATTCAGATAACATAGAAGTTAATTCAGCTTCTGCATCAATTGAATGATAAGCATTCAAGTCTTGAGCAAATTCAGGTGACCAAACAGCTTTTAACTTTCTTGTCTTAGCAACAATTGCTTCAGATCTCATTTCAAGATTGATTTCCGGAATGTCTAAATTAGTTGTATTTCCTGATTCAGCAGTAATTGCAGCTGAATCTTCAAAATCACCTCTAGTTTGATCTGTCGGTTGTTTATGATATACAACAGCTATCTTATCTGCAGCAATTAATGTTGCATCACATTTAACTAAGAATTGTAATGTATCATCAGCAGTAGCATGTTTTACTAATTTAGTAAACTCAGGATAAACTTCTGATACAAATGTATTAGTAGTATTGATAAGGTTGAACCCTCTAACTGATTCCATATCTGCATTATCAGCAGTTAAATCTGCAGCTCTTAAACGAACTGTACAAAAAGTATCACCTTGTAATAAAGCTGCATTTGAAGCACTAAATTCAGAATTGTAACCATAATCAGCTCCAACAACAGATGCTGTTTGGAATGTATTAGTTGCTACAATTACTCCGCCGGCTAAAAGTGCTTTAGCTGCTGGCGATCCAGATACATCATTCATAGAATATCCAAATCTACCTGCACCATAAAGACCTTCAACTGCAGTATCAGTACCATTACCTCTTGCAAGATCAGTTACACCAAATACAGAATCTAATTGTGAAGTTCTTTCACCACCTGTAGTAAAATCATTACCTGCTGCAGTAGTACCTGCAGTATTTTGACTTGAACCATATTTAAAGTCTAAGTAAAATACTAGACCTGATGGTAGGTTCATTGGTTGTACGCTTACAAAATCCTTTGCAGCGATCTCAGCAAAGATACGTCTAACTAATGGAAGAGCAACGCCCGACCATTCTTCAGCAGATCCCCCAGTACCAGTTGCGTTAGCTTCTGAAACTAGTTGCTTAGCTTGATTCTCTAATAGAACCGCCATGCCTTTTCTTTCTACCTCATTACCAATACCTTCTAACAAACCTGTTTTTTCCCACTTACGTTCAAGTGCGATAGCAGCAGTATTTGCATTAGCATTAGTATTTTGAGGTAGTAATGAATTAATATTCATTTCTTTCTCTCTTTTTAAATTAATTTTACAAATTAGCTAACTTCTTCCATCTTGCAGCTAAATCATTACCTTCAGAAATTATTTTCTTACTTGGTGCAGTTGAGCGGCTAGGTTTTGAAGCATAGCTTTCTTTGATTGATCTTTTTGTTCTAGAATTACTCATTGAAAAAGATTCAGATAATGTAGCAAATACTAATTTAACTTCACGTAAGTTAGACGCTCGGTCAAAGTTTTCAATAACTTTCATTTTCTGTCCTTCATTCATTGAATGATTTCTAAACAATTTGTTTGAGAATAATAATTTTGCGTTTAAAAGATTAACTTCATTAATTTTGCTTCTTAAGAATTTGATAACGGTATAAGCTTCTTCAAGCTCTTTTTCTTCTGTTTCGTTAACTTCTTCTTCTTCAGCTTCTTCAGTTACTTCTTCTTCACCTTCTTCTTCTCTCAATGCGTTGATGATTTCATCTAGATTAACATCTTCTTCACCTTCTTCTTCAGTTACAGGAGCCTCTTCAGCTTCTTCTTCTTCAGTTACAGGTTCTTCCTCGCTAGCCATTTCATCTTCTAATTCTTTGATGATAGCTTCAAGTTCAAGATCGTCTTCTTCTGCTACAGGCTCTTCAGTTGCAACTGGTTCGTCCATTACTGGCTCTTCAGCCGGCATTTCTTCGTCTTCAGTTACTTCTTCTTCTCCATACTCATCAGTTTCAGAATATACATCGGTTGGATCTTCGTCAGCATCATTCATACCTCTCTGACCTTCATCAGTTGGTAATTCTTCAGCTTCCATTTCTTCTTCCATGTCCATTTCTTCTTCTTCAGAAATTTTTGCAGATAACATTGATTGAATTCTAGGGGTGAATGCTTCTTCTAACGCAATTTTTGCGTTAGCAAGTGCAGTTTCTCGTACGGCTTTCGCGTCTGCAATTGCTTCTTTCAATAATTTGTTCATTGAATTTCTCCTCTTATTTAATTCGGAATAAGGCTATTAGAAGCCTCAATAGGGAGTACATTAAGTACTCATAGATTATTTATCGAGTGACCGTATATTGGAATACGGTATCGTTTCAATAATATATATGCTAAAGATGGAGAAAACTGATAGGCTAGAACGTAAAAAAGTGCCAATGGCACCAATTTTACTTATATAATATGAATTTAATCAGCATTTAGGTCAGATACCCATTGCATATATTTAGCACGGTCCATCTTCTCTCTGTTCTTTGCTGATTTAGGAATATGATATCTACGACTTTTATATTCATCTAATATTCCACTTTCTTTTACATCCTTTTTAAATGATCTTAATGCATATGTAATATCACCTTCTGGTTGAAATTTAGATCTAACGACTTTTACGCCCATTGCACCAGTTAAAATTGACTTCTGTCTTTTTTCGTGTTTGTTCATGTAACTTATTTATTATTTATAATGTATTAATATAAAGAGATTTTTTCAATTATCCTAATATATCTTGTAGAATGTTATTTTAAAGATTCACCTATTTTATAATAACGATTTAAAACAGTACCCATATCTTCATATGCAGATTCTAATCTTTGTTGAAGACCATTCATCTCACCTGAAGTCTTTTCAAATACTTTAAATGCTTCATTCATTTGTTTCATGTGTCTAGATGTAGTAACATTATCGAACCAATGTTCTGTTTCTGATAAGGTAACTTTTTCGGCCTGTTCTACCACGCTTTGCAATGTTTTGGTAACCTCTTGTAGTCCACCTTTGGCATATACCATCTCTCCTAACTTATGAAAATTACCGACTGCTTCTAAAAATGCATTACGATCTTCTTTAGTCATCTTTACTTCCTCATCTTCACCGAGATACTTCTCATTAAGGATATGTTTCATCATTTGTTTTTCGTAATTTTTAGGCATTATAATCTCCATTTCTTTTTGCTCTGTCTAGAAGATTTGTAATTCCTTCTAATTGTTTAGCAGCGCCATTTATATATCTTCTTATTTGGTTTGCACCTTGTTCTGCATTATCACGAACCATACCATATACATCATCATTTTCAGCCAGACCATCTAATGTTTGAAGTAATTCATATTCCATTTCTTCTACTACCTCTTGAACACCTTCTACTTGTTCGATAAAATAGTCATAATCAAATTTGCCGTCCTCTGCTTGTCCTAACATTCCTTCTTCTTCCTTTAATCCTTTCTTAGATTGGTATGCTTTTTGAACACTTCCTAATGTAGGTAATTTGTCGCCAAATTTTCTATTTTCAAATCCGGGAGTACTTTCTAATAATGTTTTTAGTTTCATGTCCATTCTCTATTCAAATGATCTTTCTGCAGGTATATTTCCAAATACATCTGGCCCTGTTGGTTTTGTGCCTGATTTTTCAGAAGTTTGATATTTACTTCCGCCGGCTTTTAATCCTGTAGTTCCTTCATTTGCTAATACATCTCGAACTTCGCCAGTTCCTTTATTTCCTTTTTTATTATAAGGACCATATGTTGATTGTAAATCTTCTAATGCCATAATTAAAACTCTGTAATAATATCTGTTATTAATCTTTCTATTCCTGCAAATTTATTTACAGAAATTTTTCCTTTTGATTCATTAACTGGAGAAAGGAAAGCTCCATGGGTTGATGGATTTGAAACAAAATCAAATGCAATTAATTCAAAGTCCGGTTGTACTTCTAAAGTTTCTTCTCCCTCAGTTACTACTTCTTTAACTGACCCCATACCTCTAGATGATATACCTAACTTAATTCCACACTTGAAAAGTTCTTTTAATATATTACCTGATGGTGTACTTAGTACTTCTACAGTACCTACTAGGTCTTCTCCTTGCCATGCCATATCTAAAACATTATGAGATGCATTATTCAAATTAACTACTGATGAATCCGGATGGTCTAGTTCACCTAACGCTCTTCTTTCTTTAATATATGTGCCGGCGTACTTTTTTGCTTCACGCATTAAAGTTTCCATTGGATATACTCTACCATTTTGGTTTTTTGCTTCTGCTCTCTGAAGAACGCCTTTTACAACTAGCTTTCCATTATTCTGTGCTAATGATTCATTAATTTGTGTAGGCGAAACTTCAAATGGTGTATAATCTACTAATAATTGTTTATCCATTTTTTAGTCCCTGTATAAATAATCCGGAGTTAATAAACGTATTCTGATTGTCAAATCTTTTACGTTCGTCCGAATACTTTCTTTTCTGTTCTGTTAAGCTTAAGTTTTTATTTTCTTTAGCTTTTATAAATTGTGGCCAAGTTCTGTTTGGTATCATTGTGAAAGCTCTTTTAATCTATTAGCAATTCTAGTCATTCTTTCATTTATCTTAGCAAATCTAGATCCGGTTGATTTCCAAAAATGGTTTGAGTTAACTCCCATTTCTGTTTTTAATCTTAAATTGTTATTAACAATCTTTTCCATATTACCCAACATTTTGTTAACTTCATTAATTCCTCTGTTAACCTTTTGTTGTGGAGTTGATGTTGGATCTTTTTTATATTCTCTATATGATGTTTCATTTAACCCATTCATCTTTTTTACCATCTTCATAAAAGTAGATTCTTCAACCCCCTTCTTCTTTTTCTTAAACGCTTTAGGAGTCTTTACAGGCCCTTCTCCACCATCCATCCCACCTGTTACACTCATCTCATCTAATTCTTCTTCCTCATTAGTAACAGCTTTAGAAACAGTCTTTCTTCTTTTTGCAAGATATGAATCTGATTTATCTACATCACCATCATTGTCTATATCATCATCTTCTTTCCCTACTGGGTCTAAAGCTTCTTGCTTTAAATATTGTTTAAATTTATCTAAGTAATCCATTAATTTCCTCTATTAAATTGTTGTACCTTTTTGAAATAGATACACTTCTGCTTGACCATCCGTTGATCCGGAGATGTTTGTTACACCTATTTCAAATAACTTACTATCTTCAAAATTGCCAATTTTAATTGCAACACCATCGGCTACAGTTATTGCAGCTAATGTATTAACTCCGGTTGATCCTGATATTAAAAATGCATCCCATTTGCCTGATACTTCTCCTCCGGTCCATGTTTCTGCAGAATTATAACGTCCTATATCAGCGGCTGATTTTAAGGTCGACCATATTGAACCACTAAGGCTATTATGATTATGATAATTTGGTGTTGGCATTATTTATTCCCTATTTTTTTAAGTTCTGTAACTAGTTCGTAATAACGTAACATTGTTAATACATCTTTATCTTCTATTATATGTTTTTTACCTAAGTCTGACAACAAATTAGTTACTTCATTTAATTTAATCTTAATCACTTTACTAGGAACCGAAGATTTCAATGTTGAAATTGTATGTTGTAATTTAGCTGTTTCTGATAAAATATATTTTCTTAGTTTTACTGAGTTGGTAACATTATTAATATACTCTGCTAACATCTTCTTTTGAGATCTACTTAATTTAGAATACTTTTCATTAAATTTATCAACTACTAACTTACTAGCAAGAATACGTACATCAGCATGTTCTGATGCGAGGCTCGGCGCGCTCTCTGTTTTCTTTGGAGTTGTTTGTACATGTTCGATCAATGTAAATTTACTCAATACATATTCTTTAGGATCATCTGCAGAATTATATTCAAATAATTTATATGTTGAAGCATGTAGCTTATAATTTTTAACTCTAGATTTGAAAAAATCTTCAACTATATAATTAGCTTTTAGATCTTTAATTAAGTTATATTTATCTCGTCTTAATTGAGATTCATTTATTTCTTTTCTAGCATGTAATACTGCATCAACAAATTTTTCAGCCTTGGTTTCAGTAACAAATTTTTCATCTGCTACTGTCTGATATAATTTTAATTCCTTCTGTAGCTCCGATTTGGAATTATAGTGTTTTTTAATAATTCTTAGTGCTTTAGAATCTTTATTGTTCATTGTATCTGATGCAACTTGTCGTACGAGTAACTCAAATACTAGTCCGGTGTTTTTTACCTTTGAATGTTTTATTCGTTTCATGAAAGTTCGCCCTCTAGGTCCATATTTTTAAATAAATATGCTAGTCTCCGGAGAAACCATATTAGATTATTCTTCTAATAACTGCCCTTCATCTAGCATTGTTCCATTATCATCCTTTTCTTTCTCATTTAGCATTGTCTGTTGGATTACTTTTGATGATTTGAATGATGATTTCATGGAATGTATTAAGTTGTTTATTTCAACATTTTCTGTACTCAATGGCGATCCTCCTTTATATTTATGTTGTAATGGAGATTTATCTGTACTAAATGTTTGTCCTAATGATTTGATTGCTAATGGATCTCTACCAAATGTTGAATCATGCGACTTGCCTGTAATAGGTCCTTCTGGCCTACCACTACCACCTACATGTTCTTGTTCCTGGCCTGGGAGTAACCCATCTTTATTTGCTACATGCATCGAAGCTATATCATGAGGTGTACCAAAGGATAAGTTTGTCTTTTTAGGATCATTCCCCTCTCCTTTAATCTGTTCTTTTCTAAATGTCTGTTTCAAGTCTTCTATTACCTGCGCTTGTTCTGCTAACCACTCTTCCTGGCTAAGGCCAAATATATTTTCATATACCCACCTTTGAGAAAATAAAGTAGATTCCATCATTGATGTTGCCAATCCAATCTTTTCATTTAATGTTTCAACTTTCTGTTTTTCATATATTAATGATGGATTTGTCAAGCTCAATTCAAATCCAACTAAATCTTCATCTTTAAATCCTTGTGTGTATAAATGTACAATTGCAATTTTAGTTAACTCAGAACAAAATATCTTTTGTAGTCTTTCAATAGTTCTTGCAAATCTAACATCCTCTGCTGCTAACGTAGCTTTTCCGTCTAACCCTTCATCATATCCTAAAAAGGCTTTTGGTATTTTTAATGCTGCAAATAATTTATTTTTTAAATAATCAATATCTTCAATTTGACCATCACTAGATAATCCAGGTAATGATTCTATTGCTGTTCCAGACTCTCCTCCTCGAACAGGTAAGAAGAAATCTTCAATCATATTTTGCATATTAAATTTAAGATTATAATCACCAGTCTTTTCATCAATATAAGGAACCTTTTTCATTTTATTGATAATTGTCTGAATATGATTATCAACTTCTGCAGGTGGAATATTACCTACATCTATTTTAAAAATTCTTCTTTCTGGAGCTCTCATAATTCTATGAATTAACATCGCATCTTCCATAAGAGTTAATTGTTTATATACTTTCCTTGCTCCTTCAATCATTGATTTACCATATGGTAAAAAGTTTGTATCAGATAATAATCTAAAATGTGCTATTTCAAATGGTTGAAATTCTTGCACTGTACCAGCCGCGCCTGTACCTGACCATTGGTTATTACCACCTCCATGCGTATTTTCTAATACAAATTTATATGCGTATGGATTTTCTGGATCAAATCCTTCATCTCTTCTTAACTCATAAGCTGATATTGGCGTTACATTAACAATACCAATTTCTTCTTCTACATCCAAATGTAAATAAAAATCACCATACTTACATGCATTTCTTATCCAGGGCCATAAATTATAATCTATATTTAGTACATCATAAAATAAGTTTCTAAGGATTTTTCGTATATCTTCATTTGGACTAGTTATAGTCAATGTATCTCCATCAGCATCTTTTACTGTAGATTCATCTGCATATATATCGAGAGCCGATGATAATATGGGGTCCATATCCATTGCTTCATAGTCTGTAAATAATTCTATTTTAGATGTATGGAATGTTTGACTCTGGTTATATGAACCATATCCTGGCATTCCTTTGTGAACTCCGGAGAATCTATCGACATACCGTTTATTAGTCATATTACCTATTGACTGTAACCTGTTTGTATCAACTGCCTTTAATCGATTCTTCGCAATTCTTCGTACAACGACGTTCGTTGCAAATAATCTGCCTAATCTTGCTCTTAATGATGTATCCTTTGCCATAATTTTCCTATTTTATATAAATATATTGTTACTCTAATAACCAGGTTAAATCTTCATTGTCCTTATCACCTGTTTTCCATTGCCATTCTTTTGGTTTATCTGCACCAGTTGAATATACTCCCGCTGATGTTTTTCCAAACCCGCCTAATGCTTTTCTAGATAAATCTATTCCTTGTTGATGTAATCGTAATGCAGTGTCTCGTACCCATAATGCAATTCCAAACGCCATTACTAAATCATCATTATATCCTCTCTGTGCTTCTGCCCTTGAACCATTCCATATAAATACATATAATTCATCTACCAATCGTTGTGACTTTATAATTGGCGACTTTTCTCTAAAATACGTTTCTAATTTAGAAATTATTAAAGGCCTTGTTTTTGATGTTGTAGAAAATCCAGGGACTTTCTGCATTTTATTCTTAAGATCATATCCCTTTCTTAAATGAACATCTTCATCTACATATGCATCTTGTTTATAAGAATAATATAAATTTTCATATCCTTTATCAATAGCAACTTGTAATACAGCCCATCCTATATTTGCATTTTCAATTACTAATAATGCATTATTCCATTCGGTAGCAACTGATACTAACATATTCCCATATTCAGTAGTTCCTATCTTTCCTTTATATTCTGCAACTTGTTGCATGGTTTTAATATCTAATACATGGAATGCAGAATAATCTGCCCCATCGCCTCTGGCGACATCTGCAACAACTACATATGAATTAGCATAATTTGGATATTCCCAAATCCAATAGTTAGAATCAAATCCTCTCTTTTCTTTCGGATCTTCTATATATGTTTGTTCATACCATTGTATAATTGGGCCATCTACTACTGTATGTCCGGAACTTATAAAGTCACAATCACATTCTTGTGCTGCAGACTTCTCACCTAATAATTCTGTCTGTAAATCTCTCCATACTTGATCCCTCTCTGGATGCACTGACCAATGTAATTTAATTGGACAAAATTGTCCTCCGGATTGAGCTTGTACCCATGTTTTGTGGAATAAATTACCTGTACCGTTTGGTGTTGATAACATGATTGCGCCACCCCCTGTTGCTAGTGTTTGTTGTGCTGCAGTCCATATTTCATCAATTCTGTCAACAAATGCAGCTTCATCAATTACTAGTAATGATAACGCTTCAGATCTACCAGCATCTCCTTTTGATGATATTGCTTTAATTTGAGACCCATTTTTAAATCTTAATGAAAGTTTATTATCTTCAGAAGTATTGCCTTTCAGCCAACTTGGTAAGTTATCATGCATTACTCTAACTTTAGTAACTAAGTTTTTTGCAACATCTTGTTTAGTTGCAATAACCAATACATTATAATCAGATTGAAATATCATTTTCCAAAGAGCATATCCGGCTGATAAAGTTGATATTCCTAGTTGTCTAGATTTGAGTACAACACTATACCTATTTTCTTTGAATTGTGTTAATGCCTTTTCTTGAAACGGGTAAAGGTTAAAATACATTTTACCTTTAGTAGGATGTTGTATAATACAATACTTTCGCATGAAATGAATAGGGTCTACTGAACACCTTTTATATTCATCGCGTATGATTTCTTTTATTGATTTCTTTACCGCCATATAATATAATATAAAGAATTATCTTCGTAAAACCTAGTAAATCTATTTCTTAGTTTTTTCTAATGATCTACCGCCAAAATATGCACCGATAGTTGTCATTAGTACTAATTGTAATAGATCTGTCCATTTTTCTTCTACATGAAATGCAACTGCACCAGCATCAATGAATATCATTAATACTGTGCATACAACTAAAAATATTAAGACTAATGGTCTTACATTTTTTGATAACCATGAATCTGATTTCATATCAGATGTCCATCTATCTGTAATATTTTGTTCCATTTTAGCTTCATGGTTTGTTATAAGTTCTTGGATCTTTCTTTCTGCTTCTAATTTTTCTTCTTTTGATGTTGTTAAGTTATCTAAAACTCCACCTACACCTTTTACTAATTCGGCTGCTCCGCCGGAAAATAAATTTGTTAATATACTCATAATTTTTCTTTTATACTATTGCATCTGCCGATGTTATTAGAAATGTTCTTATTTCTTTTGCTTTAATAGCATTCAATGCACCTTTCAATGTCGCACCTTTTAGGCTACCTGTAGTTGCAAGTCCTTGCATAGATATACCTCCAGCTACCAATAACATTGCAATTACTATATGATGTAAAATGCCGGCGAACTTTTTTGCTTTTGTAGGATCTTTAACTCCAGCCTTCTTTATTATAAATTCAAATGCACTTGTTATCTTATGATGATACTTATTACCAATTGCAATTAACCTATCGCCCGATAATGTTTTTAGTCCTGGAACCCTTTTTAATAAATTTACTAATTTTCCTATTAATTTAATAATCTCCGGGGCTGATAATGCAATACCTGCCAATGTTAATCCTAATGCCTCTGATTCCGGTGCATCTAAATCTGCACGTTTAATTTCTTTTTCAAAATCATCTAATACATCTTCTATCGGCTCATCTGTGGTTTGATCTGGATTAGGTTCTCCGCCTGGGCCTACTCCTTTCATAAATACTTTACTTAAATCAATATTATCTGCTTCATAAAGACTTTCTTTTATAATATTTCTAATGTATTGTCGTATCTTCAATTCGGCGGTATCCATATTTATCTTTTATTCTTCGAAGGAAGATTTTATATTTGATTTTAATTCTAAGTAATCTTTTTCCATTTTTTCAATAAACAATGTAATATCTACTTCATTTCTTTCACCCTGTGCATTTTCCCATGATGTTTCTTTAACCTGTGTTTTTAAAATCTCTACTTCTTTATCTGCGTCTCTAAACCATGCTTCTGCATTCCCTAACATAATCTTCTTTTCATACGCCTTCCATACATCAGGGCCTTGTTCTTTAATGTGTCGTTCATCTTGTAATACACATCCAAAACATTTTTTATGACTAAAATAAAACTTAAAATTTAATTTTCTTTCTTTTTCACGCATATTAGTACCACAATCAGGACATGTTTCTGGTACTTTAAGAATTTTTTGAATACTTTTTAATATGCTATTTTCTGGCTCACGAGATTTAAACCCATCGTATTGAGTAATACGAAATTTATATCCATTTACATCCGTTTCAATCCATATTTTAGGTTTACCATTTTCAAATTTTTCTACAATATCTGAATCTGAAATTTCTTTTTTAGATTTTCCAGTGTATATAGATTTTCTAGTTTGTGTCCGATGTTCGCCGGAAAGCATTTGCTTAACAGCTTTCACATTTTGTAACTTATTTGCCATATTAATTTGTTTGTCTAATTTTCTTAATTAGTAATGTTATATTTCCTTTCAAGTCTAAACCTTTAACTAGATCTGCTACAAATTCTGCTTGTTGTGAAGCCGGCTTATTCTTTAATGTTTTTCTCATCATTTGCATTGCCTGTGTTTTATCAAGTCTTCCCATTCTATTTGTTAACGCTGAGCTCACATCTTCTGCTACTTCTTCTGATGCTGCAAAGTTTGGAGATGCTTCCTCTACCGGGGCAGCTGGTGCTACTGGCGATTCTGGTGCAGATATTCCACCTTTCATTAACATTCTTGCTAATTGTTTTCCTACTGTAGGATTGTTACCTGATATAGCTTGTACTACTTGAAGCAATCCAGCTGCTTGTTGTACAGGTGATCCTGTTCCTAGAGCTTTTTTTAGCATTTTAACGCCGGCCATCTTTTCTACTGAGCCTAGTTTTGTACCAACCTGCGTTCTAGCAATTGGTGATTCTTGTAGAGTCGATTTGATTTGATTTCTAATCATTCCTCTTAATGTTGTTTCTTTCATAATTTTGTCCCTTTAATTACTTTTATATAAATATGCTATGTTCTACTTATCAATGTTATTTTGTAAAGCCTTTGTCCATAGCAAAATTTGCTCTACTAAATGTCATTCTATCTACTAATTTAACTCCATTGCCAATATGATCAACTGCTACATATCCTTCTGGCGCTGTTACTTTTAGTCCTCCTTGTCCATCATCTACAAAATGTTTTGTATTATATACTGCATTATTGTATTTTTCTACGAAAATCATTTTTGCTTCTGCTAATAATTTGGATACTATAAATATATTAATTATATCTTGTTTCTTTGCATTAAACAAATTCATTTTTTCTTGGCCAGCTGCAATCGATTTAGCTTTACCTTTATCAGACTTTAATTTTGCAACTGCTTTATCAACTTTTATCTGGTACCATTTCTGGAACGCATTGAACGATATAGCCGGGTTATCTACAAACTGCCCGGTTCTTATCTCTGAATTAAGATATGTGTTTAACAATACACTTGGGATGTTATCGTAGTCTATTTTAATTGAATCTGCCTTTTTAATATTCGATGCTACTTGTTTAGCTTCTTGTGCCGTTAATGTTACTACACCGGTCGCATCTTTGAAAAATGCATCATCAAACCAAATTTTAGGATTCCGTTTTAAACCAGAAACATCTGCACCATATGATGCTCCGCTCTGTAATGATTCATATGTTGTATGAAATACTATTCCAAACTCTGCAGCTGCAATCTGTTTTCCTAATTCCGAATCTGCTTCTACTGCATATGTAATTGTATTTGGTCTAAAAGAATAATGTGGTTTACCATCTATATTAGTAGATTTTAACATACTAGAATCAAACATAAAATCTCCTTGAAGGATATTTTTAATTCCTAATGATGGTAAGTAATCTAAAGCTTTTTTTAGTTTATCTGCTAACCCTTGTGCATGTCCATGATTTAGATCAACATCTTCTTTTGTATAGTTAATCTTAGGTTCTTTATTAAAGACGGACTTTGTTCCTACAAAGAATTTCCCATTATCAGGATTAATCCCTACAAACATAGCTGGCGCGCCATCCCATTTAACAGATGTATTAACTTTTGCGTTTGAATTACCTTTTAAATTTTTAATAAGTTCAATTAGAAATGACCTTGCTTGTTTATATCCATCCTTTCCTTGGGTCAATATTAATTCTTCTAAATGAGTTAAATGTGTATTTGCTTTTGCTTCTGTTAATAATCCTTTGAATGAATTGCTCCACCATTCTTTAGTTAATATTTGTTCATCATCTTCTTTTGGTGGTATTCTCATTCTCATAGCCGATCTACCATTAATTAGTAAATCACCTTTTTCATTCCATGTTACTGTCTTTACTACAACCTTCTTATTTTTAAACTTACCCATTAGAACTGTGTCTCCTATATTGACTGGTAAATTAATATCTTCTGTTATTCCGGCTGGAACTCCTAATACTTCATCTTCACTAGATTCAATTGAATCTTCTGCTCCTAGGAAATTTAGAAATTTATATCCAGCTACTGATGCTATTTTGTTAATTTGTTTTTTCCACATCTTATATGCAAGAGATCCTTTATAATCTTTCACATAATCTGTTCCACCAAATTCATCACCTTTTACTCCGGTCGGAAAATATGAAACTGTCATTACAGGTCCATCTGGAAATTTGGTATCATGGACTTCTAAAGGACTATCTTTTAGAATATAATTTATAACTTCATATCCTAAACGACTAGCCATTTCCGCTGACTTCTTTTTATATGTCGATAAATTTCCATATAAATATCTAGGTCCATCATCAGCTGAATTATCTGCTAACCCTGTAAAACTATTTTCTGTTAGGAATTTTTCAATTGCTTCTGCTTTTATCTGTGAGAATTTAGACTGCAACATTAAATATATTTTAGGGTCAAAGAATCCCATGACATCTTTAAATGTCTCTGCATCTGCTGTTGCCAATACTTGTCTTAATACTGTACCTGACATTTCTCCGAAGCCAGGAATTTGTATATCAATATGAGGTGCCACTACTAGATATCCATGTTTTGTAAATGGTTGCAATGTTAATTTATTATCTTCATAGTTTTGAAAATAACTAGGATCGCCATTTTTCTTGAATCCTATTTTAAATCTAGGATTTTCCATCATATCCTTTTTACCTACAGCAAATAATAATGCAGTTGTTTCTGGATCATATTTACTTGTCAATTCTTGTGCTTGGTAAGGATTCTTAACTTGAACAACATTTGTTATTCCATGTTTTTTCATTACCGAATATTTTTCTTTAAAATTTAATGGAGATTTTGGTAACTTAACAATATCAGATGTTACTACAAATGTATTTGCTTTACCAAATTTACTAGCTAATTTCTTATATACAGCAGCATGGTGTTGCCCCATGGGTTGGAATCTGCCAGGGTAAACAACTATTACTGTTTTAACTGGAGATTCAGTTAACATTTGTTCTATTAAATTTTGTCCGAATGTCTTCATTTTATATAAATATACTACTAGCCTTCAAGTACTTTTAATATAGATTCTAATTCCTTTGTTTTTTCAAGCAAGGCTGCTAATATTGCTCTTGTATTAATGGACATCGGTACTAAATCGTCGCTTTTTAATTTGAGTCCATGATATGATAAATCTGAGTCTGATGTCTGTACCCTTTGTCCTTTTTCATCATAAACATAATCATAGCCCCAGATAGCAAATGTTGGACAAATTTTCGCTACCTCTTCTGCTATAAATCCTACTAATAGGTTGGAATCATTAGATTTATATTTAAAACATATTCCTTCTAATTTTAGTATTGAATCAACCGATATAGTATCAGAAAGAGGTAATATAGTGTTTTTCAATTTTCTTGTACTAGTGGCATATCTTATTTTGCCGGCACTTGTTAAAACCACTGTGTAATTAGTTCCGGAATTAATATAATTTGTAGTTAGAAGATTGAAGCCGGGAGCAGTGAAAGTAACACCAGCTGCATACTCTATAGCACAAGAATGGCTTCCACCTGATGTTGCTCCAAGGCCGGCAAGTACCGCTTCGCCGTTTACATTTGATAAAGTATATAAGCCTCCTACTGACAGAGGCTCACCATATGCATAATAACAACTTCCATCATTAATATTAGCTAATGGATCATAGTTTGCAGCAGTTGGATCTGTACAACCTGGGTTATCACCATACTGTGGTAATGGATCTTTAATCCCTATAATTTTTGCTAAAGCATATAATGATAGATTTCCTTTAACACCTATAGATTTGATAGCTTTAATTCTTGCTGCATAATCTGGCTCATCATATGTATTAAAAATACCTAATGGTACTCCTAATTCTGGATGTGACGCTAAATAAGGGGTACCTTTAGAGAATAGCCTTTCGATTGCTAATTGAGTAGAATGTTTATTTTTATCTATGACGGCTATCATTAATTTTTCTTTTTATTAAGTACTTCTATTCTAGAATCTAAATCTTTTATCAGTTCAACTATAGCTGCTAATATTGCTCTTTCATTAATATCTGTAGCATCTTCATTTGCAAATAATGGATTAACTTCCGCTACCTCTTCAGCTATAAATCCCATATCTGATGATCCATTACTATTCCATTTATAGCTTCTACCTTCTAATTTTAGAATTGAATCAACTGATATATGATCAGTGAGCGGTAATATATTTTTTTTTACTTTTCTCGTACTAGATGTGCTATATACAGAATGAGAACCATTATTATATTTCATTTGAGTTCCATCCCCTCCGGATGGCGCGTTGACCCAGTTGCTGGTTCCGTTGGAAAAGTGAACATTTTCAAGAGTTATATCTTCCTCAATAATACCGCCGAATGCAAAAAAAGCTGATCCGGATAGTAAGTTCGCTAAATAAGTACCGCCTGTACTAAGGTTTACTGTTGCCATAATTAATTTTTATCTTTCTTAAGTATTTTTATTTTAGCGTCTAAATCTTTTACCTTTTCAACTGCAGTTGCTAATAATGCAAGATAATTAATATCTATAGGTACTAAATTATTACTATCTTTTTTGTATCTGCGTCTACCAGGAGTATGATCTAATATCTTTTGTCCCTTTTCATCACGTGTCCAATCATATCCATGTATTGCAAACAAAGGATTAGTGGCTGCTAAATCTTCAGCAATAAAACCTGCATCCGGCTGATTATTTTGTTTATATTTAAACTGTACTCCTTCTAATTTTAGAATTGAATCAACTGATATATGATCAGAGAGTGGTGATATATCCGTTTTTAATTGTTTGGTACTAGTACTTAGTGCCGCGTTACCGGTTGTCGATATTAATATATTTGCGCCTGTGCCGGAGGTCATGTTCATCCGTATATTATCTCCGGACATTGTTACACAACCATTAAATGTAACAGCTTCATTTACGGTGCCACTCTGACATATAAGTTGTGGGATGATTTCTGGTGTTGCATTATCATATAGCATCACTTCATACATCACAATAAATGAATTAGAACTTGAAATAACGTCATTCAGTCTATAATATCGATATGGCACTGTTCCTGGAGACGAAATAGTAATAGGATTTGATGTGGAGGTACCGGTTCCAGCTCCTAAGTCTGGACTTGTGTGACTATGTAATGTTGTCCAAGTACCGCCGGCGCCAGTTAATGAACCTTCCCAATCAAAGCTAGATATAGCATAGGCGCTAGAGAAACTATAGATGTCAATCATTTCTATAATTTTTGCCGAACCTAAATCAAATTCAATATAGCCGCCGCCACTATTTTGGGGGGTTCCGTACCAGTAAACGGAAGTATCGCCATCATTTAGCTGTGAGAGCGGATATGCTGCACTAGCATTTACAAAATTTGATGAAAGTGTAATTGTTCCAATTGGTATTCGTGTTGGTGGAACTTGTTGATTACCTAAATTTGAAAATTGATATGTGCCTCCTGCTGTTAAATCTACACTTGCCATGGCTTTATTTTTTCTTTTATTTAATTATAGACCTAAAAATGCTTTTGTAGAATTAGACACTACTTCGTCATTATATTGAACACCAGATGCTGATATCATTAATGTACATCTTTGCATTGCTTCTGTCTGAGATCCTAGAGTTTTCATTCCGCCTATAGGATGTGTAGGAGCTACTTCTACTACTACGGTATTAGTAACACACCCTCCTTGTGAACCATCAAGAACTATTGTGGTTATTGGCTGTCCATCATGAGTTCCGTCTTCATAATATAAAGATGAATTAGAAGGAGTAATATAAATTATTCTTTCAGTTAATCCTCCATGTATAACTGCTCCGGATGAAGATACATGGAAGGTTGGACACGTATATCCTCCAAATGTTAATTCACTTCCATTAAGATCTAATTGTGCTCCGGCTGCAGCTCCCCAATCATTTGATTTAATAACTCCGAAGGACCCGGATGGCACTTGTATATTCGATGCTGTTACCGCACCTGCTGCACTTACTTTAAATGCTGATGATGAAATAAATGATGTCGGATCGGTTGTATTTGTTGATCCGGAGATGGCCCATGCTGATCCAGCTGATAAACTAGTATTACCAATTGAAATACCTCCGATTATTCCACCTGTAAATTTTACATTAGATCCTGTTATTTGTCCATCAGCTGTTAAATGGAAAAAACTCGATGATATTTCGATGTTCCCATCTGAACCGGACATATATTGATTTGTATTCCCTAGGAAGAACTTATCAACTCTAATATCTGCTTTTGAGCCGGATATTAATAATGACTCTGCGCCATCGGAATTATCCCATGCAAGATATGCAGTTCCAATACCCCCATTGGCTGCTGACTTTTTACCTAAATAGAAATTACCTGCGTTATCTAAAAATGATGAAAAGTCTCCGGCAGTCGCTTCAAAGCCGGGGCTGGCTCCAGATCCATCATCAGGAATTGGACCATGGAATCCTAATACGGTTGATGTCATTAATAATCCTGCACTTGCAATTGGGGTTGGAATAGTAGCTATTGCTGATGATAGGAAAGGAAATGTTGGTCCTACAAGTCCCTGTGTTCCTGTTACTGCCTTAGAAAATGATTGAGTTACTGATTGAGTAAATGGTGTATTATTTTGAGTATTACCTTGTATCGTAAAGTGAATAGACCCAGATAATTCATCCATTGTAGTTGGAATACTTAAAAATGCTGTTGAAGTGGTATGCCCACTAAAGGTGCCGGCTACTAAATTATCTTGCGTGATGGAGGCAGAGTATCTACCAGCAACACCTTGATGTGCAGAGTCGTTTGAATAATCTAATGCAGTTGCTCCTTCAAATACTCGTAAGGATGTTCCGCCACCAGCAAAACTAGGTACACTTGCGTCAGCTAATGCTTGGAATGTATGACTTGAATTACCTAATATTGA